CCCTTTCGTTGGGCTTTGGGGCCTCCCGAGCCTCCCCTACGGAACAGCTAGTTGGCCTTCCCAACCATCCCGCAAAGTGCGCCCAGTTGGCCTTACGGCTTTCCCAGGGGTCCCGGCTTCGGTTCCCTGACTCGGCCGGCAATTTGCTGATCACGTTGTTGAACTAGATCTCTTAACTTGATGATTTCTTTGTTCTCATTTAGGTGAGTTAAAGAAAATTCACTAGCAAATGCTTCGAAAATACGACGACCAAACATGTTCTCACGAGCTGATTGGATGTCTTCTTTCAATTGTGTTAGTTCGGCACCTAACTTCTGGCTTACTGATTCTTTCACAATACGAGCACTTTGTTCAATGAAACGCTTTTGAATAGCTTCTAGCTTAGACTTAGCTTCGGCAACTAAGCGAACTTTAGTCTCAACCACAGCTTTCTTGTCCTGAGAAAATTCTCGAATTTCCTCAGCTAGTGCACGAACAATAAACTTCTCTAGACGTGCATAGTTTTCCATTTGAACTTTACGATCATGATGTAGTTCGCCAACTTCATCGGCTAATTTCTTAACCATGAAGTCATTGAAACGGCTGGCGCTTTCTAACATGTGGTTTTTGACACGCACACGATCTTCTACGATAGCTCGCTTCTCTACTGCAAACTCTTCAATCTCGGCTCTAAGATTTTCAGTAACCATTTTGTCGAGTGCTTCTACCATTACAGTTTTATCGTGTTCATAGCGTTGCGCCATTTCTTCACGAAGTTCGGCACGAATCTGCTCGCGGGCTTCGGTTAACTTGGCTTCCCAAGCTTCTGTGATTTCCTTGCGAGTGTCCTCATTGATTATACCGCTGTCTAGCAATGGTCTTAAAGCGTCAAACATTGCGGTTTCTCCTTAGATTTTAAGGTCCTTGATAAGACGAACTACTTCGTCTTTCAAATACCGTTGCACTTTTTGATTTTGACTGGCTTCACCGGCTATTTCTAGCACTTTATGTCCATTACGCATGTTTAATAAACCTTCGTATATGGCCTTAGGATAGGCATGTGGAGCACTGGGCTGAGCCACAATGTCTACAGTCTCTATGACGAATCCACTGACGTGCCCAGTAGACTCATGAACTTCACCGCTGCCGCGGCTTGATACCCCCAATTTCACACCACTTTCTAACATGGTGCGAATTAACTGACCCATTGGTGTGGGCAGAATCTTTAGTTTACCATGACCACAAGGTCCGTCCATCCACATTTGCTGAATCATGTGACTAACACGATCTAAATTAATTTTTAGATCATCTGGATGGTCGACTTCACCGAGTACACTGTATCCACCCTTAATCTTTTCATTAATGGTTTCTACTGCTTTTGATATCTCATTGACAGGGTAAACACGGTTGTTACCGTTCTTTACCCCACCCTCGATGAATATACCTTTCATGTAAAGATCTTTACCACCACTACCGTCAGTGCGATCCTCAGCGAGAATCTGCATTTGGGCGTGATCAAAAGTTAGATCTTCGCGTAGGTACTTGGTCATATTACTTGTTTCTTACTGTGGTTCCAATAAAGGCTTTTTTATCTACAGGCATTTTTTTGTCCTGTAGTCTGGCCCTCATCACCATGCTGCTTTTCATAGCTGGTGTGCTTGTCAGTGTAGCCCTTGGTCTTAGCACCAGGTACGTTTTCAAAGTTACCGGCATGTTTTACTTGCCCTTGTCCTTTTGTGTACTGGTTACTAGGCTTTGGTGTTGGCTTACCATCAGCTGCTTGCTCGGTTCCGCCTTTAACGATGTTGGCATTGCTACCACCCATGTTTACACCAGGACCAGGCATGCTCTTGGTATTGACTGTAGGCTTGCTGCTGCTTTGAGCACCAACTGTTTGTCCTTCAGCGTTACCAGGAGTAGCAACTTTGTCTACATATTCACGTACCATGTTGGGGTCAACTGACTCTTCCTTTGGCTCTTCTGCGCCACCAAAGTCAGGATCACTTTCGCCGTCACTGTGCTCAGGCTCGCCTTCTTCATCAGCCATTAAGGCGTCAAATTCAGCTTTGAGCTCGTCAAGTGCAGCTTCAAGATCCATAACGCGATCTTCAAGTTCACCTTCGCCGCCCATGTCGTCACCACCCATGTCAGCATCCATGTCGCCGCCCATGTCGTCACCACCCATGTCAGCATCCATTTCCATGTCGTCGCCGCCCATGTCACCCATTGCTGGATCCATGTCATCATCACCGGCTTCGGCCATGCCCATTTCGTCTTCTGCGGCAACTTCATCAACTGCTACACCAACTTGGTCAAAACCCTCTTCGTCAATGAGATTCTCATAAATCTCACGTGACTTCTCCACAACGATTTGATGGAAAAGCTCGCGAGCTTTATCTTCCTGCTCATTGATAATAAATTCAATTAGCTGTTCATACTTGTTCATTCTAGGGGCTCC